ACCAGGTGTATGGTTCTCAAAGTCAGCAGACACACTGCCAAAGATAGTCTGTGGCTGATCTGTAGTTCCAGCAAAATATAATCTTTCTTCGTAAAAACCTATAGCTCTTGGAAATCCTGTGTTCGAGCTAAAGCTACCTAATGACCACTTTGTTGTAGCATTGCTTGATCCCACAATGTTATGTGGTAATACTGATACGCCACCATCATCTTCTTTAACTGTAGCCGTAACAACTGTAGAGCTTGTAAAGCCTGTTATCTTCACATAACCTGTATCATCATGCCTGTATTCCCAATCAATCAAACCATATGTTTCTGTACCTGATGTATGCACTGGTGGTGTATTTCCTGATGTTTGCGTTGATCCAGTTACCTGCTTATATACATGACCATTATACCTTACAAAATCATTGTTAGCGTAACTTGTACTTGCTGCCCATTCATCATAATTTACCTCTAACACCTCACGAAATCTAATCAACCTTCCAACATCTGTACTAGCAAACAAAGCAGCACTTGCTGTAATTGTTACAGAACCTGTATCTGCTGAAGCATATAATGTTGTGCTTGTTATGTTTTCATCTAAATATGGACCATCAGTGAAATCAATATCTGTCAATGTCCATGATGTATGACTTGTTCTTGTTAGTTTTGCAGGTGCATGATCTTGTTGTGCAAGGAATAACACATCTGCTGATTGTGCATAATTAATCGTAGATAGCTGTGCTGTTGTGTAAGTCGTTGTAACCTCTACTATTTTACCGACTGTGCCACCACTTGTATATGTGGTAAACGCAGAGCTATTGATACCACTTAACTGAAATGTATTTGTTGTAGCACCAGCAACAGTAAACTCTATGTTGTTTACTTCTGTCATTCCTCCAACACTAGCAATAAAAACTCTATCGCCATTACTCAAGCCATGTGAGTTAGCTGTGACTACTGCTGGATTAGCTTTTGTTATTGCTGTGATTGCTGTGGTAGCTTCTGTGACTAAGCCACCATCTTTAAATATACGAATATAATTATTACCAAACTCTAACACATATGCTTGCTCATCAGAAAACTCAAAGTTGATTAGCCTTACTTGACCACCATCTTTTGTTGTTCCTGCGTAGTATGTGCCTGGTCTTCTTGTTGTACCTCCTTGTGGAAATACAATCATATTACTTAAGTCTTTTACAGCTTCATTATACTTCTGTAAATCAATCCTACCTTCTAAGCGTGGCGATATCTCACCTGCTCTGAAGTTGGTGATGATTGACGATACTCTAGCCATATTAGAACCTTGCGTTAGTGTAAGTATCTGCCTGTATTTGTTCTGGATAACCCTCTCGTGCATCCATGCTTCTAGCTTCACTTAATCGTGCTTGATATAAAGAATACATAGATTGTGCTAAAGCATTACTGCCAGTTATGGCATAGGCTGTTTCTGCTGCAAGTTTATGTGCAATCGTGCTGCTTAACAAAGGATCAAACTGTTCTGTGTCAGTTACCCTAGATAAATATATTATTGAGCAAGTACCTTCGTTAGAAAGTATCTTTCTGCCTTCTATCTTATACATTACATTGCTGTCATACGCAGCAACCTCATTATTTACGTTTGAGTTCCAAAAAGAAAGAACCCTTAAGCAATAAGGGTCTGTTGGCAATGTATATTGAAAACTAAATCCGAATGGTGGTGCATCACTGTCTCTTGCTAGTGTTGCCCTTGATATAGCTACATTCCAAGGATGTGACCTTAGAACGGCATCTCTTACTGTTTCAAATCTTCTATTACAAAGTCGTGCTTCTTTAGAGTTTTCCGTTAATGCAGTTATTGTTGCTGCACCAAGTAAATCCATAGCTTCATTACAAATGTCTACAACTGACGGCATATAAAACTCCTGAAAGTAAGGAGCAGATTAACTGCTCCCCACAAATGTTTTAGTTAACAACGTATGCATCTTCCCACACTTGCTGACCAACTGTAGTGATGTCTGCTTCAGATCTTACGTCTGTCATAGCTCCTTCGTCAGCAACAAGTGTTGCGTATACGTCTTCGTCTACAACAGTACCACCTGTTGTGTACAAACCAACATTAAAAGTACAACTTCCACCTAAAGTGTCAGATGCAATCTTTAATGCTGAGATTGACGCATTAGAAGGAATTGGTGCAAGCATAACAATATCATTGTCTGTACTATCACCAGCAGCTAATGCAACTGTGCCCTGTGCTACACGCAAAACGCCATGTAGTGAATGAGCTTCTGAAATAACTTGAGGAGTAGCTTCGAAGTTACTTACAAGAGTTGTGTTCTTTGTAGTCATTATTCACTCTCCCTTAAGCTGATTCATCACAGTCGATTTGTACTACTTTGGATTCTTCCATTCTAGTAGCACCAATGCTCATGCAGTAATAAACTTGAGTTGAGTAACCTTTATCGGCTCTCTCATCTATTCTTGCATTGACATCTTTTCCAACACCTAAAGCAATACCATCTTCTGCCCAAGCAAAACATGATCTGATATTAGATGCAATCGATAGTCTGTTTGTTACGATAAACTTGAAGCCTAGGAATGTATCCACATCACCTTGTACAAGAGCCTTAACTGTGTTGAAGTCAGAACTTGTTACTGATGTTGTGTTTAATAGAGCTTCAATCTGATTAGGACCAACAGCAATATATCTTGGTATTGAAGGATCAACGTCAGCTAAATCTAAAATCTTTTTAGCTTCAATTAACTTAGCAATAGACATATCGGCACTACCATCTGCAATCTGATTACCAGCAGCAAATGAAGTAGATGTTGAGCCTGTTTCACCTGTAAAAGATGTTCCAAGTGCAGCAGAGATGATAACGTCATCCATTGCTCTTCCCATTGCAGCAGCAGCAGCCATTGCATAAGAAGATGTAGGATCGATTAACATTCTAACCTTATCTTGGTCATCAATTAAATCAGCGTACTCATAGTCAGCTAAACTCACCCTACGTCTTGCGTGTGGTGTGTCCATCTGAGGTGTGTCGGCATGGCGAGTGGTACGCAACTGAGCAGTAGCAACGCCTACCTGGTCGAAAAAAGCGTTCTTTCCAACGATATTCTCTACACGAACTGCATCTCTTAGACGGCTTCCCATCTGTTGAGATAGCATCTGCACGTTAGCAGAATACTGTTGAACAAACGCTGTAGTTACTTGTGTTGACATTTAAGTCTCCTTAGTAAAAGTTACATTTGATTTTGTTTGCAGCGTGCTACCCTTTACGGACACTCCTAGTTTTTTGAGCCGACTTCAGGCTATCGTCTTTCCGATTGTCTTGAGGACTTGTTGCCAAGCTACCCTGCATAACCCATTCGTAATATATATCAGCAAGTTTACTTGGATGCAACATATCTCTTTGCGTACCAAATTCAACTGCAAGCCGTAAACATTCCAAACGGATCTCTGTTGATGTTAATTCACTATCCATGAATATAACCCATCAATTCTTGCATACGCTCCACTGCACGTTGTCTGCCTATCGGATCTTTCCTGTTCCAGTAAGCGTGTGACTTATCGTTCATCATAGCGTCAACTTCTTGTTGTGCCATTTGTGGTGTATATTGTCTATTTACAGCGTTTTCAGATACAGTATCTTCGCTTGTAACAGTAGACTTAAACTCGCCCATAGCAGCAAATGCTTTGATAAAAGCTGGATGATTGCCAATCAATGTACCATCTTCTAGCTTCATTTGTAGCAATTCACTACCACCAAACTGATCGACAACTTCTTTTGCAGCCGTTACCTTTTGCTCAAATGCCTGACCCCATTCTCTTTGGAGTTCTGCTGCTGTAGCTTCAGCTTGCTCTTCTGCTTGAGCTTGCATAGCTTCTGAACTTTGTGCAACTGTGCTTTTGTAATAGTCCAATACACCTTGTGCTTGTTGTGGTGTAAGTCTTAGACTATGTGCAATGTCTGCATATTGTTGTGCAACTTCTTCTGTAATAACATTACCATCAACAGGCAACTCATAACCTTCTGGTGTCTCTGGTCTACCTAACTTACTGTAAATGTTATCTAAATCTTCGTCTGTTGGATTCTTTGGCAATGGAATCTTGTCGCTGCCAATTAATCTCTGTGCGTTTACATAACTCCTA